CTTAGCTTCGAGCCAGTCTTGCATTCTTTAGCAGGTATACCAATTGACCAGCCAGGCATCTTTGATGGTTTACTCAGGCCGCCTACCAGCTGCCATGCTTCTTTTGTATTCATATTTTTTACTCCTTGGTTTTTTTATAATACTAAACTAATTCTTTTTTTATTCACCTATCAACATTGTCGCAGCTTGTCGCTTGTCGCTTGTCGCTTGATGCTTGTCGCTTAAGTCAAGAAACAGATTGACGCGCGACAATTTGTCGCAGCTTTGGCCAGTTGCAGGTGAGTGGTAGTTATCTTTCAATAACCAAGAACCGGAGCGACCGGTTCCAAGCCATCACCTACTACAACTGGTCCCAGGTCCTGTCTCTTGTAACCCTTCCGGCTGGGTGTACAGGACCAGGGATCAGTAACTACCCTTTCGTTTGTTACATAGACGCTTATTAATACGCCAGCATTTACTGATCCCAGGACACTAGATTGAAGCCGGCGTGCTTTATTTTAATAGCCATGGCGACAGGCTTAACTATGTATCCATAGCTAGTGTCCAGGGATCAGCCCCCAACGAAGACTGCCTCACAGCGAGGGGTTTGACGTGGGGGTATCCCTTGAAAGTTTATAGTTTTTAAGGTGCGATAAACTTACAAATGAGGCACCATTCTCTAATTCTCTTTAAACATTTTTTCCAATTCCTCCATAGTTAGTTTTTTGTTGTACAACATGTTGAAATAGATCCAACGCCCATTCCAATTACTATCTTGTACCTCATCTACTAAAGATGGTTCTTCCCAAATTTCTTTTTGTGTATCAAATTTATTTAAATTAAACATAATGGAATTATTGCACGAAAAAAAATTTTTCTAAATTCACATTATTGTCGCACCCTGTAGCTTGGGGCTTGATGCTTAAAACTACGTCAACATGACAGATTGTCCTGCGACAATTTGTCGCAGGCACTTTAGAATCATTCTAAACTAGGTGCGACAATTTTGACAATTTAAGTTTCACGTGAAACATGCTACAATACGATTTTATTAACAATTAAATATAGGAGTAAATAATATGCCTAGATACAGAGTGAACTACACAGCCGACATTTGGGAATGTGTAGTAGTTGAAGCTGATTCAAAAGAACAAGCTAAGACTCTTTTTGAAACTCATGATGAAGAATATTTTGAGGCTAGAGAAGATGAACCAGAGCAAATGGGAATGGAAAATATAAAAGTTGATCTGGTTGAAGAAATATAAAACTGCGACACTTTGCACAATGGCTTTAATTAGCCATTGTGCTATTATTTCAACTTAACCAAAAGGAGTAAAAATATGTCAAAAGAAAAACGACTAACACTTAACGCAGAAAAACGTAAAGTGATTTCAGATGTGTTTCAAGATCATTTTGAAAGTAATTCAAAATATCAAAAACAACATACTGACGCAATACAAACTTACAAGGATATGCGTTCTATTGCTAAAACAAAAATAGAGCAACTCGTAAGATTTCATCAACCACAAGAGGACGTTGATACAATTAGAGATATGGTCAATAAATATGGCGATAGTGGTGGAAATTTATACCATGATAATTGTTTCCATGTTCAAAACTCGACACCTCGTATGGACACCGATTACAATGGAAATCCCGTTGAAAAATTTGATGATGTTCATATTGAGTTCAAAGCTAGTAAAGAGTTCTTAACTTCTTATTATCGTGATGAATTAAAATCAAAAGGTCTTGACCCAGATTATGATGTTAGACTTGGCGACAATTACGAAAAAAGAAATCCGACTTATTATAATGCTGAAACTCAAATAAATAATTATCTTGGTTATGGTGCTCGTAATGACGCAAGTGGTCAAACTTCTTACCATAAAGATACTTGGAAAGAAGACTTTAAACTTTGGGTCATTGGTACATCTTATTGTCATTCTCGTATGTTTGCAACTGACGAGGTGGAATATAATTGGTTTAAAAGTTTTGAGGTTGCGAAAGAAAACGTAATCCTTGCACATAAAAATCTTTTTGACCATGTTGATAAGAAAATGCAAAAGTTAAAGTTAGGTTTAAAATCTTACCGATACTTTGACCAAGCAAAAGAATTAGCTGATAAGCTCGGAGTTGTTTTAAATGAAAGTGTATTAGACGCACATTCATCTATGGCTCTTTCAATTTACAGTCCGACTAATTTAGCTGATCTTTTAACTGATAAAGAGGAGTTGACTAGAGATGAAAAAATAGCGATAGCCAAACAACAACTGAGAGAACAGTTAAACTAACTGCGACAATATGTACACTAGCCCTTAATGGGCTAGTGTGATAATATACGATTATTAACCAAAGGAGTAAAAAATGAAAGTAGAAATAGGAACAAAGTTTAGAGTAGGATACAAAGCCAAAAAACATAATGATGAATTTATTTGGCGAGAGGGTATGTGGACAGAGGGCTGTGGTTTATGGACTGCTAAAAATGGTAAAACAATTTTAACATATTGGGACGTAGTTCAAAATGGTTTTAGAAACGCAACCGAAAACTTTGTATTTATGACAATCAATAATAAGGAGATAAATTAATGAGCAACTTTAATTGGTGCCATGGTCCAAAGTGTCACACCCACCATACACAAGATAGAATAAGAGGTGTCAAGGGTTCAAAGGTTTTAAGAACTCGTAAGATAAAACAATCATCATGGAACGCGAATAATCAGTTCAGCCATTTTTGTAGTCAAGGTTGTTGGAATGATTTTGCCTTTGCACATTGGGAAGAATTTATAAGATTACACCCAAGAACCGAGTGCCTTGAAACACCTATTCATGACCCTGTAAAAACTAGACACAGTAATAGTTATCATAATTGGTATGATACTGAAATAAAGGTTGATGAAAGTAGGTGCGACAATATTAACAATGGCTCTTAAAGAGCCATTGTGGTAAGATAGGGAAATTAACAAACAAAGGAGTAAAACATGTACTTAATAATAGAAGAAACAACTTTCGAAACTGTTTCAAGTTTTTATACAGTTAAAAATCAAGACGAAAGTTTTAGTAAAGCCCAAAAGAAAAAACAAGCATTAGAGTTGTTAAACGAAAAACCAAACGTAAATTATTACGTTTGTGCGTTACCGGTTAAAATGCAAAAAACAGGCTAGTGCGACAATAATGACAATGGCGCCTAACGGCGCCATGTGTTATTATACGGTTATTAACTAATAAAGGAGAAATAAAATGGGACAATTAAAACAACAAACAATGATTGATGCAACAGAGGAGAGAAAAAATAGATTCAATGGTGAATCTGTTTTACTTACACCACACGAGGCAAAAATTCATGATGAGATATTTATCAATGAATTAAACGCAACATTAGAAGATAAAAAAGCAGGCATTGATGGATATTCTAAAAAATGGCAGTTAGTTCGAGATGGATTAAACTATTTTAGAAAACATAATGCAGAGGCATATATGGTATTACTAGATTAACAACCTCCTAGTGTTAATAAGCCACGCGACAAAATGTCGCGTGGCGCAACAAATTACCGCACTGCGTGTGCGAGTGGGATAAGGATAGCCCGCCCCGACTAAAAAAGGGCTATCATGATAAGATGAAAAGGCACAAATTCAGCTCAAAAAATGCTCCGCGCTAATTGACTTCTGGTCTGCAGCCTTTGCTCAATGTATCTAAGTCTTTAGCGCAAAGAGATACATTGAGTTATATGGATTATGTCAATGTAACAAAATGTCACATGCGACAAAATGTCGCAGGCGCCTGCGGCGCCGGAACTTTATCGCTCGCTTCGCTCGCTCGATAGAGGTACCAACCCATTCTTAAAGTTTGAACTTTCTTGTTAATTCTATTTCCTTGATAATTATAGGAGTCACTATATACTTACTAATATATAAGGTTTTATATATTAGTAACCCTAAAATACTTTTGGTTATTTGAAAACATATCTGAAAAAATTTTGCAAAATTTTTTTTCAAATGCATTTATGGATAAAGAAAAATTAAAAAATTTAGATAAGCTGCCTCCTGATATTAAAAGGCAATTCGCTCTTTACATGAATAAATGGAAAGAAAAGAAAAAACAAACTGATATTAAAGATGACTTTATGGCCTTTGTAAAACATGTATGGCCAGATTTTATAGAAGGTAGACATCATAAAGATGT